CTCTTAATCTATTAAATATCTCAGTATGAGATTTATACATTCTATTCATTTCCTGTCTCAAACTATTTACTCCTTCAATCAATGCCTCCTGTTTAGACAGGATTTTAAATATTCCCTTTACATCCTGCTTGAGTTCTCTAATATCCGTTTCAAGTTTATGTAGAAGCTCCTCTGTCATACTCAATCCCCCTCTGGTAGAAAAACTGATGCTCCTTCTACGGGTTCAAGCACCAAATAATAACACTTTCTTGCCCAGCATGGATAAAACCACACAGACTCTCTACAGAAGTCAGGTGGTTTCTCTGTTCCACAACTACAGCTTGCCCCAAATACCAAAAATGTCTCAGGTTCTATTATTTCAAGCTCATGGCTCATGCTTTCTCTTTTACCTCCAATGCAATTCCCAGAGCGTGTGGGCATGAGAGATACTCTCTGTTATCACAATTTCCACACATAATTCCTTGTAGTGTCCTTGATATATCCTTCTGACTCACTCCCTGTCTGATAGCAAGTGAAATCACTCTACCAAGTGCTTCAAGCATTGCTCTGCTGCACGAACCTGACTTACCTAAATGACTGAAACATTCCTTCACTTCACCATCAAGATAATTAAGTGTGATGTAAATAAACCCACAGGGTGTCTGAAATCTTGGTGTTTCTCCTTCAAGAATATCTGGTCTCATAAATTCTAATCCTCCTCTGGTTTAAATCCCAAAAAACCTATAGCATCCTTTGAGATGTCTGGTTCATCTGTGCCATCATCATCTTCAAGCCACAGTATTGCAAGTAGTATCCCTATCAACAACCATTTTACCTTGTTCATAAAACTCCTTTTCCTTCATATCTGCACAGGCTTCACAATAAACATAATATACATTACCAATTCTAAATGCTGTTACTGCCTTATATCTATGACATCTGCAACAAAGCATATTGAAAACTTTTTCAAACTATTACAGGTTCTACACTAACAATGTTTTTCCCTGCAACATGCACCTTAATATATCCTAATTCCACTGGGTCGTATTCTTTTAATTCAGCATAAGTAGATGCACCAATTAGAGATGTCTTATGAAAACCACCAGTGCTACCATACCATCTAAGGTCTGGAGGTATATATTCATCATCTGAGCCAGCATGTGTGTATCTCTGCCTGATAGAATCTTCATCATCTGTTAGATACAAAGACTTTTCTGGCTCAGCTACAATTAACTTATGCACATGAGCTTTAAAAAGAGCAATACAATCTCCAAAAGCATTTTTAAGATGCCTTTTTAGTATTAACTTCTCATTCGCCTGTCTCCGTATTGGGTCATCAGCAGCAGAGGATATAGCCTTTGTGCCATGTCTATAATAAAGTTTAAACCTTGTATTACCACGATGGTCTTTTACAACTAACTTAACTGCTCCGTTAAATCTGCCTTCAACATGAGGCAGTTTTTTCTTACCATTTATTCCTTTTAAATTCATTGACAGGTAACCTATAATGTCAAAAATACGGAAGACCCTTAATTCATGGTTACCACCTATTAAACAAACAATCTTACCATCTATTTGTTTCAGTTTCTTTCTCACATATTCTGCCTGTTTAAAAGGTGTATTATCAGCTTGATGAACTCCTACCTGAAAGTGAGGATGGTCAACATATATTGTTTCACAGAAATCGCCACCTCCTATAAAGAAGGCATTTTTTGTTCTCTTTATATCATCAAGCATTTTTTGTATGCCTTCTTCATAGCAAGCTATAGTGCCAATATGAAAATCGCTGCCTAAAAACAAAGTAAACTCTGATGGAAATTTCTCGCTTATCAAAAGCATAATCTGTGCTCTTTCCTCCTACAAAAGTAACATATTTGTTTGCCAGTGTCAAAATCTTCATGTAACTTCCTGCCACAACAATTACATCTATCAGGTAACTGTTTATAATGCTGTCTTTTCTTATATGTATGCAATACCCCTTGTCTTAGATGATGTTTACATCTAATTCTATTAGACATTGCGGGTCTTGAGCAATCAACACACAATCCTTGCTCCCTATGTCTATGTTTATAATAAATATTACCCACCTGTCATATCTCCAAGTGCATGCTGATAGTTTACCTCAAAAGTAATAGCCATGCCTTTTATTCCTTTAGAGGGGTCAACAAAGAAAAATTCAGTAGCAATTCTTTTAGTATCAAGTGCATATCCACCTCGTCTTACATCTTCATACATCTTGGAATGAATATCTTTTAATAAATCCTCAAGATTATTTGTCTTTGTCCATACTTCAGCCACTATATGCCAGGACCATCTTTCAGACCCAATTGGGCTTTCTATTCTTGTCTCAGAGTCTGAATAAATAAAAATACAGGGGTAAGCCACTGTGTCTATATCAGGCAGATTTCCTTTTTCCAGTTCTACACTACCAATGCCTGAAATACTCTGCAACACAGTCTTTATATTGTTCAGTATATTCTGTCTTTTTGTCATTCTTCAGCCCACTTTCTTAAGTAATTATTCACAAGTCTGGCATAGGTCCTCTTATACCTCTCAAGAAACATTGGAATATTCACCCTTGAAGGCACTTTAACCTGTGAAGCTAATCTAAAATAAGGCAGAAATCTTCCTGCTCTGTCTATTTTACCTATATAAGGAAACCTCACTACAGAGTTTCTGCCCAGTTGTCTTGCAGTCATTTTAGGAACACCTCTGGCATCCAGTGCCCGTTTAAGTGGAATAGTTAAAAATCTGGCTCTTTTAGGTCTGATAGTAGTAATCTTTCCATGCCCTGTAACATCAAAATGCACATGAGCATATCTATTAGCTTTTCTACTTTTGCCTATAGTAATAGGTGCAACAATGGTATCAGATTCATGATATACTTTTTGAGTCATTATACTCTCGGCAAGTCTTCCAGTTCGTCTAATTAGATAAGGTCTTCCAGAGAATGCTTTTTTCTTTAGATAACGGGCAAAATATCTTGCTCCTTCCCTTGAAGCATTCTCCATGTAAGGAAGGATTATCCTGGCTTTATGCTCTATATATGCTACTGCATCCTTTACATCTACTGATAATCTAATAAACATTTGGATATCTCCTATACTGCCTTAGTATTCTTCTTACTTCTGGCAGTAACTCAGTAGGAGAATCCACAGTGATAGACCCATCTGGCATCGAAACGGATGTAATCCCTACATCATTTCTTCTTCTAAATTCAAATGCAGTCTGTAATATACAGGCTCTCTGTAGGGCATCAGGCACTTGAATTACACCATCTGTGCGAACTGTATAGCCTCCAGTCCATATAATTTTAACTGACTTAGGAAGACTTACAGTAGGTGCAGTAACAAACTCAATTAATCCATCTTCTTCCCATACATAGTATTCACTATCTTTTGTATAAGTAGTGCCCAATACCGTTACTTCCAAATTGGCCGATAGGTCAATAGGATAGGCGGGCAGATAATAGTATTTTCTGCCACCATTGTAATAGATGGTTCTTTCTGCCTTACTGAACTCTCTGTTACAGAAATTCTCAAAACGGGCAGTTAGCCCAGTAATTATTTCATCAATCAGCTCATAATACCTGGCAGAATCCCCACCTAAATACCTAAAAACCTTTTCAGGCTCAACAAGTTTCATTTTTATTTATTTTCAGCCTTCTTAATTGCTCTATCCATGACCTTATCACTTTTGGCCATGCTTTTCTTCTTAGGTGCCCTTTCTAAAACCTCCACTTTCCAGGACTGAGACTTATAAGTCTCCTCATCAATATCAACAATCTCACCCTCTTCATATCTTCTGGTATTGCCCACAAAAAGAACATAACCTCTTTTTACTTTAACTTTCATTATGCCTCCTTTCAAAAGTAAAATTAAGGGGCAGACAGCATCTGCCCCTTAATTTTTATCCTTAGTTAGTTCTTGCATCTGAGCATAAGCAGAATGATTCAGGATGTCTTACTGCAATGTCCACTTCCTGAATCACTCTAATCCAGAGCTGGTTGTTAGCAAAGGCAGCATCCTCAGAAGCCTTAATCTCAAGACCACCCCACTGACCAATTATAAGCTCCTGCCAGTTACCGAAGTAAACCTCGGTGCAGTCAGTGCTTGTGCCCTTGGTCAGATTGGTAGGAAGCTGTGTGGTGGTAAGCCACTTGTAACCAGTGATTTCCTCAATCTTATTATCAGCCATAGGAACTACAACATAATCACCACCAGTATCACCAGAGAACTGGGCAACTTTCTGCTTTTTGAGCTTGCTAACAATCTTTGGATGGGTGATGAATGCCAGTGAGCCCCGAAGTGCATTGTCTGCCTCAAGCTCATACTCCATGTCAGCATAGTGATCAAAGGTAAAATCACCACCATTTGCGCCAATGGCTATTGTGTTAATACCCGATACCTGACTTACACCTGTGGGCTGGTTTCCACCAGTTCCACGAAGGGCGGCATAGTCAATCAGAAGAGCTATTGTCTGAGCAAGGTCTTTCCTAATCATATCTTCAACTGAAGGATTAGACAGCCTGAGCAGTCTGTTTGAAAGCACAATAAGGGCAGCTGCCTGTTTTGGTGTTAACTGAATCTGACCAAAGGTAGGGTCGCTGGCGGTTATGGCTGCATTTTCAGCTACCCAGTAACCAGTTGCGCCACCTGTCTGCTTGGGTATCTCAACTGGAGAGCCTGAAAGATTGTCCATAACAGTAGCACCAGCAGCCATTACAACAGAATTTGCTCTCAGCATCTCAATCATATCTGTAATAGCCTCAGCAGGAACAAGATAACCACCCTGACTACCTGTGCCAGTATTCAGGTCTTTGGTGTTCATGAAAACTTCCCTCTCAAACTCAGCACCTGTCCAATCATTAGCTATGATAGCCTTGATGGCTTTGAACAGTGAGAATTTCTGTTTTTCATCTTCCAGACCAGGAAGGGAAATCTTGCCCTTATGGGTTCTCTGGTCGATGTCTTCTACTTTGGTCTCCAGAAGAACCAGCCTTTCATTAAATGTTTTGATACCATTCTCAATTCCATTGAGTTTTTCAATAACCGTTTTCATTTTCATACCTCCTTTAATTCAAAGGTTTGTGTTCATGATTTTATACAGCCACAACAGAAATCATAAGGCATATTGCCAATGGCTATGCCTCTTTAGGATTAACCAGTTTCTCTATCTCATCGAGTTTCGAAAACATCCTTTCTACATAGGTATCCTGCTGCACAGTATCATCATTCTGCATGTTTTTGAAAGCATTTTCAATAAACTCTTTGATTTCATTAAACTGCTTTTCAATCAGATGCCCAACATATCCACGATAGGCATGGTCAACACCATGGTCTATCAGAGATTTGATTAACTCTGCCTCTCTTTCTTCAAACATTTCCTCAAGCATCAGACAGGCGGTAGTAACATCTTTACAGCCTGTAATCACATCTTCAACAGTTTCATACTCTTTAAACTCTGGGGGCTCCTCATCAAAATCTCTGTAATGTCTGGCAAGATGATTATATGCCCGTTTTCTATCACTATCTGGAATATCAAGACCACCACGACCACCAAGAAGTGCAACCATAGCAGCCACAGTGCCCCGCCAGTGTGTTTTGATTTCACCATCTTCTATATCATGATGGGGAGCCTTGTAAGCTGTAAAGTTATCAGCATTTTCCTCGTCATACCAGAGAAATCCTTTTCTGTATTTAGCCCAATCCATACTATCCTTACTGTCTGAGCCATCTGAAGATGCCCACTTTCTAAGCCTTCTTTCAGCATCCCTACCACGCCATCTCTTGCCTTTATCCATTAATGGATACTTCTTATAAGGGACAACCCCTCTAAATTCTTCTTCTATTTCAATCTCACCATCTTCAATCTTACTAAGAAGCTGTTTACAGACACACTTAATAGCAGGGTCTTCCTCATCTGCTTCAATTGACTTGGCAAGTGCTGAAGGATTGGCAGGAATAAGCACCTGTGATACTTCAAGCAGTTCTACATCTGTAAAGAGCCTATCAGGAAGGTCTTTTTTGTTTCCAAGAAGCTCAGCTATTGCCTCTTTGTCAAATGTATAATCCTTTGCAATAAATCCTACACTGAAAGCAGCCACCCCTTTTTTAGCAAGAGTGAATCCCCAGTCTGCTTCTTCATTTCCTTCACCAACAAAGTATTTAAACTTAGCCATTAACTGGCGATTTTCCTCATCAATCCACACTTTCTCAGCCACACCTATCTGTGCCTTAAGCTGGGAATAATTGTGTGAACTGACCAGCACTGGATGCTTCTTGTAGTTTTTAAGCCCCTTTTCCCAGGCATCTACAAGTATTACATCATTGTATCTGTCCACAGTTTCATCAGAAATGACCGCCTCAACCGTAAAGTTTTCTTCATCTACTGACTTAATCTGCCCTGTAAAAACCTTTCTTACTATTGACATTTTATATACCTCCTTTCACTAATGGAACGATTATACATTTGCATTCTACCGAAGTATCTTTCAAATCACATGGAAATCTTACTGTATATTTATTATTAATTGTAAAGACTTTACCATGCTTGTCTCTGTGATATTCATCAAAACATAGCCACTTATAATGAGTTATTCCAACATTTTTTATGACTTCATATCTTGCCAGATTCAGGATACCTGTGGCTTCTTTCTTGGCTATAATGCTTATCTTGGAATGAAGCAGATTAAAGACCTTTTTGATTTCGTCAATAAGGTCAGATTTGCTTTCCTGAATTGTCTTTAAAACCAATTTCTGCATAATACCATCTATGGACTTAGCAATAAGCTCGGCTCTTTCATGTAAGGCTTTACTTGGTGAAGTATCACCAATAGCAAGTCTTAAATGCTCATACATAGATGTTGCGCCAGATACATAACAATCAGCATAGATGGGGAATATCATGTCTTTGAGATTTTTGTAACCATTAGGCTGGAATATTCCATTCATCATCTTTTTATAATTCTGTCCTTCATTGATAGCTTTAAGAACTGCTTTTCTTTGTTCAAATATATATCTGCTGAGTTTTGACTGTATTCTGCCTTCGTATTCCACCATATAACTTATCAGCCCCACAAATTGCTTACTATCTTCTTCTGTATTAGTAGTCTGTTCTGCGCTATCTACAGGAACTTTATTCATATCAACCCACCAGACATCGCCCCAAACAACCTCTTCCATACCAAGGTCAAGCCTTTTATTAATCATATTAATTGGATAGCCCATCTGCCACAGTCTGTATGCAGTGTCTACCTTACGATAAAAGTCTTCCCTAAGAGCTTCAATTGAATTGAAATCAAATTCAACAACATATCTACCATTGCCTATTTTTGCAATAAATTGATGATTAAGGATGTCTTCTATATACTTCATCTTAGGAACTAATGTCTCTATCCAGAAAGCACGATGAGCGGCACGAATGCCTTCATAACTTTGTGTATCATCATAAAATCCCAGAACTACAGGATTAGTTCTGTATGCAGAGAAAATTTCTTCTCTCATAACTTTTTTAAGATTTACAAAATCAAGGTCTTTCTGAGACACAGTAAGTGGTTTGAAATCTGTTTCACCTTCAACTATGAGTATCTTATGCGCTTTTGAATACCCTTTATGTCTGTCTTCTATCTGTCTTATTACTCTATTGAATGCCTCATCTGTAAGTTCATTTTTAAAGGTAAGAATACCACTTACAGTTACACCCTCTTTAAAGAATGTTTTATTGTGCTCACCTGCGAAGTAATCCTGGTCAATGCTTAACTGCGCAGGTGTAGTTGGAGACATTCCTCTGACATCATTATGTGGGTTGAAATATCTAAAGAAAAGAATTTCATGCAGGTCAAAATCTATCTCTTGTGAGCCATTTTTATACTTCCAGCCTACAAGTTTACCATCTTCAATGATTTCTTTAAATCTTGTAGGCTCAAATACCCAGATTTCTTTGGGAACCTCTGTAGGAGATGTTCTGTCAAGTATCCAGAAGGCTTCACCATATAGTTCAAGGAAAATGCCTGTGGCTTCAAGTAATGCTCTGCCTGTCATTAGAGGGTTTGGTTTTGTCAGAACATCATAAAGCTCGCCACTTTTGATTTCCCGCCTTCTAAGTGGGTGTTTTTCATCATTTTCATCCTTTTCATACAGCTTTAAAGGAACACGAGCAATATTCTGGGCAATAGTTTTAATAGAAGCATAAGCCCAGATAGACTGCTGATAAGGAGTTTTTACTGTATCCTGAGATGCAAGAAGAACACGAATGCTTTTGAAGAAATTGGGGTCATTACCAAGTGATGGGGTTGTTTTTTTCTCTACTTTATTTCTGCCGAACAGATTTGATAAAAAACTCACTAATGAATTCTCCTTTCTGAACACTTGCTACATGGCAAGTAAAGGTTTCCTACAAGTTCAAGAGGCGCAAAAAACAACCCACAGACTGCTTTATCGTCCTCGTAGTATTTGATATAAGAACAGTCGTTGCAATATGCTTCTGGAACTTCAATTATAACTGCGCACTTTTTCATCATTCATATATCTACTTTATTGAAAATGCTTTCAATTATCATTGATAAACATCACACCCACAGAACTCTTAAAGATTTTGTAGCTCCTTTCCTCAGACTTGTGGCGCAGGCATATCGCATAGCATCTATAGCATGACTATCACAGATTTTGTCTGGCTCCTCTACAGGGTCGCCATCTTTATCCAACTTATAGCGATAGCCCCTCAGCTCTCTGATAAGATTTTTAGAACTATCAAGTATTTTGATATTGTATCTTTTCAGTATATCTATCCCCAATCTGACATCCTTGTATGCTTTTTTGGCATTTATTCCTGCTTGTCTGAATTCTTTAATTCTATCTGGCTCGGCACTATCACAATAGAAGGGCATTTGGTAGTGTTCTTCAGGAATAACTTTTTTAATAGCGGCTATTAGTTCTTCATTTGTAAGATTTACTTTATAAAGAATTTCTTCCACATAGACAGATTTTTCAGTTTCAGGATTTCTAGGAACATAACATCTGACAACTGCTGATGGCGCAGAATAGCCAAAATCCACACCATATATGACATGATACATGGTTTCATCAGGGAAATCAGTTCTTGCCACAGTTTGCCAGTTCTGAAATATAAGATGTGTAGGTCTGCCCCATTCGCCAAGAACATAAACTCTATACTGATTGGGGTCAGGTATGCTTTCAAGCATATCAATATAGTCCTGTTCCAAAAATGAATTATCTTTATATGTAGAATGAATAAATGTAAGGTCTTGTTCTTTATCAATTAGCTTATACTTCAACCAGTGCTTTTCATCTATAGGATTGAATGCAATAAAAATCTGATTTCTTTTACCATCTATAGAGGGATGTCTCAACCTCAGTTTCAACATTGAGTAATCTCCATAGGAAAACTCATTTGCCTCTTCCATGAATATATAAGACCACTTAGAGGATTTTATCTTTTCTGGATTATCTATTGAGGCAAAATGGATAAGATTATCCTTATATTTATAGTTTAAAAACTGCTTTTCTACAGTAATAAGGGGTCTTACCCCCATGCTATCAAGCAAATGTTCAAAATCATCAAGTGTAGATACTCGTAAGGATGGGAGTGTTTTCCTGACAATCAATATCCGTTTATTTTTTTCAGTAAGAAACTTATAGAGCAAAAGCTGAAGTATTGCCCAGCTTTTACCCGCTCCAGCTCCACCCATATTTACAACTATTCTGCCTTTAGCTTCAAGATTCTTGTAGAATAGTCTCGTTGCCTTCAGTTCTATCTTCATCTTCTGTTCCCTGTGTCTGGTCTTCTAAGAGATTTTTATTTTTCTCATTATCTATTACCTCGCTATTGACTTCTATTTTAGGCGCTTCTGCCGAATTGATAACAATCTGTATCTTATCACTGGCAAGTTCTGATTGCTTAATAGCCCGTCCTTCTGGCGTAAGGTCTATAAAATCTCTATAGGTCCTCAGATAGGACTTGAGCATATCAAGGTCTTCCATTGCTACATTCCTGAGTTCTCTAAGTGGCAGTCTTTCAAGCTCTTTCAATCCGCCTTCTTTCAGTCTTTTCATATAAATACCAGATGATAGCAGAAGCATCTTTATTCTGTTTTCAAGCTCACGAACAAATGAATAGGCATGTTCTTCTATCAGCTTTTCTCTTTTTGAAGACAGAAGCTCGGATTTATGATTATCATAAGCAAGCGCTCTTTCTATCCAGTTATACTTTTTCGCCCATATCCTAACAGTAGAACCAGTTACTCCTGCTTTCTTAGCAATTTTTTCAAAATCTCTGGTGGGACTTTCAAGATATAAAAGGAAGGCTTCATAGTTTTGAGGGGTTTCTTCTGGCAGTTTATCCCATAAATCAGGCATTTATTCCAACCCGCCTTTACAATTTGTATTAATGTTATACATAGCAACACGAAAAGATTTACTTAGTTTAGTCTCTTTTATAATGTCAAAACACGGCAAGAATACCCCTCCTTTGTCATTCGTTCATATAGTTCTTGCGCTTCAGTTTCAGATTTACATGAAATAACTACTTCATATTCAGATTCTGCAATTTCATTGCTTTTGTCTTTATAATCAGCTTCAGAAAATGAATCTGTCTCACTTAAAGACATTGATAGAAAGCTCTCTATTTCTTTCTCACTGAACGGAAAAGTTAGTGCCAAATCCTCTACAGAATATTCTGAAATCAAATCATTGATTAACTCAGCAGTCTTGTTTGTATCATAAGGGAATTTTGTCTCATTTATCTCAATTGCAATTCTTTTGGCTTGATGGTCTGAAATTTCACCCAGATTAAAACACATCACTTTATCTATACCAAGCTCAAGCAACACATCCAATCTGTGATTGCCATCTAATACTTCAAAAGTGCCATCAGCCATCTGCCTGACTATTAAATTTACAATTACTCCATTTCGGCGGATGTTCTCTTTCAGCTTTTCCTCCATAATAGCATCATCAATCTTATAATTCCATTCCGCCCTTCTTAGCTTATCTATTTCTATTTCCTGCCACATATCTTTGAAAACACTTTCAAAATTTTTAAACATTATACTATACCTTTCTTCAAATGTCAAGTTTTTAACGCAAAATTTCTTTACAATCAATTTAGTCTGTAAGGATATATATCTGTCAACACAAATTCTTCTTTTTAGTCTGTAGATATAGATATTTGTCAACATAAAAATTTCTTTTTAGTCTGTTTAGTCTGTGAGGATATACATATTTATTTTTTGTCAACACAAAATTTCGCTTTTAGTCTGTAGATATATACACACTATAACCTCTGGCGTCAAATTTTCCCCCACCCGTCATTCTTTTGACACATCAAAAAATTGACATGTCAAGAAAGCAGCATCAATTAATTGACAATCCTTGTGATTTGACAAGATATTGACAGAAAAATTCTTTATTGTCAGGAACTTGACAGGGAAAAATTAAAGTAAAGTATGAAGGATTGACGGAATGAGCAGGGAATGTCAAAGGAATGGCAGGGGGACAAAAGATTGACTGGAGGCAGTGTTAGAGGATTGACAGAGGGAATAAAGTTAGTAGTGAGTATATAAAATACTGGTAGTATGGTCGTATATAAAATAGGGGAATAGGTGCTGGAGAATAATAATATATAGGGGTCAGAATACTGGTAGTAGGATATGATACATATATATAATAATAGGGGTGGAAATATGTGGCAGATTGATAAAAATGGCAAATGAAATAATATATCATTGCTCATTTTTGATAAATGAATAATATTTTTGTAAACGCTTTCAAAAAGCTAATAATTAATGACTGGTATTTACTGAAATGATAAATGGGATAATATATCATTTATCAAAAATGATAAATGAATACTATATATAGTATACTGGCCGCCTTTATTGCACTATATATTGTATATCTTCTTTTAATAATACTATATATTGTGGTCTCTGATGTCTGTATATACTATATTTTGTTGTTGACAAAATATTATTTGTATGATATATTTTAATCAAGAAAATTTTTAAAAGGAGGTATGGGACATGGATCACAGGAAAAGTCAGGTGCTGTGCCTCTTCATCCCTCTTCTTGAGGGGCTGGAGAGGGAGTTTAAGGAGAGGACGGGTGTTCCAACCTGGCAGAATAGATGGCCGGGGCAGGAGCCCCGTATCCAGAGGCTGCATGAGCGGCTTCTGAAAAAAGCTCATAAGGCATTCAGTAAGGCTTGTGAGCTTTAATACAAGCCACTTCGGCGTCTTTGACGCTGGAGTGGCTTTTTTATTTAAAAACAAAAAGGAGGTTGATTATGTGTAAGTTTTATAAGATTCAAGACGAGGTCTTCAATGCCATAGACAATAGGGTAACAAGTAGGGAGGCAATCTTTAGGATTGCCCGGCTGATAGGGCTGATAGAGGAGACTGAGACTGAGAATATTGAAGCGGATACAGAGAGAGATATTGTAAAAATCTGTGGAGTGGAGTTCAGGGTTGAGCGCAAATGTCTTTTTTGCGACTACCCTGAGAACTGCGAAGACTGCCCCGTTGAGGACGGGGCAGAACCAACAAGATACATCTGCCCCTGTGGGCAGTATGAGTTTGACCCGTTGAATCGGACAGATGTGGAGATAGATGATGATGCAGTAGTCTATGGCGAGTGCCCCGAGTGTGGGGCATATCAAATACTAAGGATTGTTCCTTATGACGCCTTGAGGAGGGACAACCTATAAAACTACTCGCTCCGTCTTTGACGGGGCTTTATTTTATCAATTTAAGGAGGTTTAAAATGACAGAAATTTATTTTAAAAATGGTCGCTGGTATCAGCGGCTGGAATGGGGAACAACCACACCTATTTCAAGGCAGGAGGTCATTGACCTTCTGCAAGATAAGATCTTCTTGCTCTCTGAAGAAGAGCAAGAGGACCTACTAAGAGTCTCTGATAAAGAGACTCTAATTAAAGAAAAATTCTTCCTTCTGGGTTTTTCCTGGAAGGATATGGAAGATTGGTGTCTTCTCTGCTACAGACTAGGCATCAATCCATTACCTACCCTGAGGAGGCACCTGAACGATTTAGGTGTCTCCGTAGGTTTTATGTACAGAGGAGGCGGATGGGCCTCCGAAAAAGATACTCTGGTTTGCGAGCTCGCCACAGATGAAAATGGTGAGCCTGCAGAGGTCTCCCTCGTTTTTGTAGAGGGAGACCATAACCATTTTATCAGGGACAACAGGTGTGTCTCTGATAAAGAAGAGGAGGTAGTAGAAGAGTAATATCATCTTAACCGCCTGCATGGGCGGTATATAAATACACTGTCCCTTCTCCCTTCGGACGTAAACTGAAAGAGGGGGAAAAACCCCACTTTTGGCATCTTTGATGCTGAAGTGGGGTTTTTTATTTTAATCAATTAAGGAGGTTTAAAATGGCAAAGATAGAGAAAAAAGAGTATAAAGACATATGTTATTTTGTTGTAAAGGCAGACAGGAGGTGTGGTGAAGACCTAGAGTCTGCCATAAAATCTATATTAAACAGATATAAAGACTACAATTATGTAGTAGGGGGAG